AAAGGTATAGATCCATATATCTTTAGCGAACCAGATAGGATGCCGATAATACGATGAACTGTTGGCACTGCGGAACCGAGTTGATATGGGGTGGGGATAACTCCATGGATGAGTTGAATGATTACGAGGAGTCTGAGTATGACTTCTGGTCTAACTTCACTTGTCCGAAATGTCAAGCATACGTTGAGGTATTTCATCATAAATGAATCTGATTTGTAATTTGCCTTCTGAGAAGGTGTGGGTACGTAAAGAATATTTGACTGACCATCAAAGTGGATTTGGTGAGTTTGTCGAGGGCGTCTGGGTTGCTTGTAAGAGTATACCTGGTCGTGCTTTTTATTTTGAGACGTACCTACCTGAGTATGGGGCGATGTATGATAAGTTGCCGATAAGTGCCTTTCTCCGAGCACCGAAAACGCCGACGCCCGATATGAGTCTAGAGAATCTACAATTTTGGAATTGTATGGATTACGG